GATGAAGCCAAGAAAGGCATTCAACGCATGACTGACATTGGTCAGATGGGTAATGCTGATGAAGTTGGTGAAGAGTCCAACAGCACCTATGAAGACGATGGCTTTGAGAGTGAGATTGATGACATCCTCGGTGAAGTGGAAAACGAGAACAACGGCGGTGATGTCGATGATCAGATGAAGATGGCCTTTGGCGGCTATGTCGGCAGCGGCACAGACTTGTCCAAGGCTCCTAAGAATCCTGCCTTTGATGTTCGCTATTACAAGAACAAAGAAGGTGCCACGATGTTCATTACGCACATCAATGGTAAGCCTATGACGCCTATTCCTGAAGGCTTCACTGCTGTGTCGTCTGAAGAGGCTATGAAGGTTGGTTCTGCTGCTGATGAGGAGAAGAAGAAGGCAGCAACAGGAAGTGCTGCAGATCAAGGCGGCTATGACGCTTCTCAGCTTGATCCTGCTGTGGCTAAGTTCTTAGAGAATGAAACACCAGCAGAGCGTGATGCGCGTATGGGAAGAGTTAGTAAAAACATTGAGCGAATCACAGGAGCGCTTCCTTTCGTTGGCGCTGCTAAGAAGGCTTTTGAATTCTTTAAGGGACCACAACGTACTGATGAAGAAGCTGCAAGAATCCCAGAAGAAACAAGAACACCAGGGCTTCCTTTCAACGAACAACAATCTATTGTTAGCACTGTATATAGTGCTGTACAAAATGCAGGTGTTGTTAACGATGAGATTGCAAGAAAAGCAGCTTCTAGGGTTCTTTCAGACGTTAATTCTGGTGTTGATATTAACACAGCAACAAATAAAGCTGTCGTTGAAGCACAGGCAAGACAAGACATGATTGATAGAGAAGGTGGGGGTACTGAAAGCATTGTTGGTACTCCGGAATCAACACCAGACCCTTTCTCTGCTTCTTTTGATGGTCGAGCTGGTCCTTTTGGAGCAGCCAAAGGCGGCTTAGTAGCAAAGCGCCAATACCCTACCAAGAAAAAGAAAGGCAAAGGCATCGCTGCTTCTAAATAACCTACAATGGACAGGCTAGCTCTGGAGCGTCCTAACTAGCCATTAACAAAAAGACGCATTGTTGGCTACCTATTTCCCCAGCCTATGCTGGCTACAGATAGCCCCAAGTTAAGGAAAGTATATGTCTACAGAAGTTGTTATCCCTCAGACGGTTAAAGTGGCCCCATTTTCTATGCGGCGTAATACACACGAAGACCGCATCAAGAAAGATGAAGAAGAGCTTGAAGCGCTTCAGAAGCAATATGCAACAGAAGAAACAACCAAGGTTGTTGCTGCTACAGATGAAGACGGAGAAGAGCCTACATCGGCTGAAGAAAAGACATTCAAGAAGCGCTATGGCGATCTGAGGCGTCATTCACAGAAACAACAGACAGAGCTTCAGACTCAGATTGATGAGCTTAGAAAGCAACTGGAAGCAACAACAAAGAAGGAAATCAAGCTGCCTAAGAGCGAAGCAGAACTCAGTGCTTGGGCAGAGCAATATCCTGATGTCTACAAAATTGTAGAAACCATTGCCATCAAGAAGGCTAAGGAAACATCAAGCTCGTTAGAAGAACGGATGCGTAAAGTTGATGAGATGGAACATCAAGCTCAGCGACAAAAGGCTGAAGCAGAACTAGTACGTCTGCATCCAGACTTCGACACCATCCGCGAAGACGATGAATTCCATAATTGGGTAGAAGAACAACCAAAGTGGGTGCAGCAGGCTCTGTATGAGAACGACAACGATGCCAAGGCTGCGGCACGCGCTATCGATCTGTACAAGGCTGATAAGGGCATTGCCAAGGCTAAGAAGGCCGATAGTAGAGGCGCAGCTATGGCTGTCAACACACGCGCTGGTAAAACTGCACCAACTACGGAAGCGTCTGATGGAGTGATTTACGAAAGTCAAATCCAGAAGATGAATGACAAAGAGTTTGAAGCCAACATGGAAAAGATTGAAATGGCACGCAGAGCAGGCAAGATTGTCTATGACATGAGTGGCGGCGCTCGGTGATGTTGACATTGGAGTGAAATTGTGATTTAACGTGGTAGCAGCATCTTCCCGTGTAACAACACCAACGAAGATGCTCTACATCTTGTGTCGTATTGAACGATGTTCGTCGTACACTCTAGGAGCTTAGCCGTTACTGAGCATGTTGCTATAGAGACATGTTTATGACCACCTAATGCAAATAGACCCGAAAGAATAAGGAGATACGTTAGCCATTATTAAGGAGAAATCAAATGGCGTTTGCATCAGCTTCGGGCTATACAAGCCTCCAAAATGGTAATTGGTCGCCAATTATCTACAGTAAAAAAGTACAACTCGCGTTTAGGAAATCTTCGGTCGCCCAAGCGATCACCAACTCCGAATATTTCGGAGAAATCTCCAGCATGGGCGATGCAGTCCGCATCGTTAAGGAGCCTGAGGTCAGCGTGCAGGCTTATGCTCGCGGTACTCAGATCACGGCTCAAGACCTTGATGACAGCGATTTCACGCTGGTTGTCGATAAGGCCAACTACTTCGCGTTTAACACTAACAGACGCATTTGAGAGTAATCTCATCTAAATAACTGGGTGAATTGCTGGAAAACCTAAATAAAGTGTTGACAACTACTTCGATCATGATATACCATCGACATAACCGATGGGGGTCATATGAAGAAGTGTTCCAAGTGTAAAGAAGAAAAAGAACTAAGCGAGTTTCCAAAAACCAAGACAAACAAAGACGGCTACTCTTATCTATGCTTCCCTTGTAACAGGGAAACTTCTAGAAGATACAGACAAGAAAACTCTGAAACCTACTACAGGAATCAGAAACAAAAGAGACAAGAAGAGCCGACGTTTGTAGCACAACTCTTGTACGCAACTAAAACAAGAGCACAGAAGAAGAAGTTAGATCACACACTGACTTTTGACTTCTTGCTAAAGTTGCTAAAAGAATCAGAATACAAGTGTGCTGTAACAGGTCTTGAAATGAATCTCAAAACAGATTCTAGGAAAAAAGCTAATTTGTTTAAGTGCTCCTTAGATAGAATTGACTCTACTAAGGGATACACTGAAGACAACGTTCAATTTGTCTGCTGGGCTGTGAACCAGATGAAAGCAGACAAAACAGAAGATGAATTAAAGTTTTGGACAGAAACACTTTACAAGGCAATCAGCAGCCAAGCATAGACCGAAAGGTCTTTGAAGGTTCAACGACTAGGATATACCGCCCTACGGGGAGATGAAATCCATACGCTCAAGTGAGCGGAAGCGCCCAGCCCCTGATAAGTCAGGGTGATGATATAGTCTACTCTGCATTGAAAAATGCAGCAGCTTGAATAAAGCGGGTAAGGATTAACGACCCTTGCTGAATATAAAGGTAAAGTTGACGACATCGAAGCAACTCAGTCGCACATCAATTGGATGTCTTTGGCATCTGATCGTGCTGCCTATCGCTTGAAGGACCAGTTCGACCAAGACGTTCTCGGCTACCTCGCTGGTTATCAACAGTCTGTGTTGCATGGCAGCGCCGACACCGCCCGCACTACCTTCCCTGGTACGAAGGCTGTTTCGACTGCTGGTAACGACGAACTGCTGACGTCGATGAAGCTCATCAAGGGCTCGTTTGGCAACATCACCACTGTTAGTGCTGGTGACCACTCTGTTCCCATTGCAGCGCGTCTGCCTGGTGCTACGGCTCTGTCTACGTCGGTGGTGTCGCCGTTGATGATCATTGCTCGTATGTCGCGTCTGTTGGATCAGCAAAACGTTGACACCACTGGTCGTTGGCTTGTGGTTGATCCGGTGTTCGTTGAAGTGCTGAAGGACGAAGACAGCCGTCTTCTGAATGCAGACTTCGGTGGCTCTGGTCTGCAAAACGGTCTTCTGTTGAACAACCTGCACGGCTTCAAGGTCTATGTCAGCAACAACCTGCCGAAGGTTGGTACTGGCCCGGGCACGACAGGCACGGCTAACCAGAACACCGATTTCGGTGTCATCGTTGCCGGTCACGACAACGCTGTTGCTTCTGCTGAGCAGATCAACAAGACTGAGACCTATCGCGATCCGGACTCGTTTGCTGACATTGTGCGTGGTATGCACCTCTATGGCCGAAAAATTCTCAGAAGTGAGGCCATTACCACCTGCAAGTACAACGTGGCCTAATCTTGGTTTAATGTCTAAGACGCCCGACACCTCTGCACTTTTGTGTACGTGTCGGCTTTCTGAACTAAGAAGACTAATAACCATCTCAAACAATTTGAAAGGAAACCATAATGGCTACTATTGATCTCTCTAACGGCTTAGGCGGCGCTCCTCGTCCGGTGCGTTCGCTTACGAACATTCCGTATTTCGTTGAGCAAGAAATTGACTGGGCTGTTGCAGCCACGGCTAAGGCATCTGCTCTGGCTGCTGCTGACGTCATTGAAGCTATCGATGTTCCCGCGAACACGATGGTGCTCAATGCTGGCATTGAAGTCACTGCTGTTGCTACTGGCGAGTCCAACGACAACACCCTTGATCTTGGCATCACTGGTGTTGACGCTGACTGCTTCGTTGACGGCTTTGACCTTGACGCTGCTGCTGCTGGTGCTTATGCACAGAACGCTGCTGCTTATCAGCCGCTGATTGTTGGTGCTAC